CACAGGAACAGTGGATCCAGGAACAGGTCAAGACGATACAAGAACAGACAGACAGAGAAATTATAGTTAGGAGCCATCCACGCAGTCCACTACTGATACCCAGTGAAATACCTAGGAAGATCACGGGAACCTATGATGACTTTGATTTTGACGCCAGTTACTACTGTGTTGTAAACTACTCAAGTGGACCCGGCATACAGGCCGCCATACAAGGAACACCAGTCATAACTAGTGAGTTAAGCCTAGCACATCCTATAAGTAACAACATCAACAAGATGAGGAAGATGAAGAATCGTGCCACGGATCAATGGCTAACTGAGATCTGTCATACAGAGTATCTAGTAGATGAGATACAGCGAGGCCAGTGGTTAACGAGATTGGAACAATGGGTTTGAACAAGACGACAAGACAGTATTATGAGCAGAATGGCATCCACTGTGGTTGCGTGATACACGGTGACTACTACAAGTGGGAATATGTGGAGAAACTATATAATAGTTTACAGAGACATTTCTCATACCCAATACATTTCCATGTATGGACCGAAGCAGGCCGTGAAGTTCCTAAACCAATGATCAAACATGAATTGAGAGATCTTGGAGTGAGTGGACCTAAGAAGAGTTGGTGGTATAAGACACAGTTGTTCAATGCTAAATGTTACAAAGGAAAATTATTCTATTTTGATCTGGATGTTGTTATAACGGGTAATTTAGATTGGATGTTAGGATTAAGTGACGATAAATTCTGGGCTGTCAGAGACTTTAAATACATTTGGCGCAAGTCACGTAGTTGGTTATTTAATTCTAGTGTGATGATCTTTAATACTGAAACATGGTCTGGATTATGGAAGAAGTTTAAACGTGATCCTCACTCGATAATGAATATGTATATGGGTGATCAGGATTACGTCAATGCAGAAGTTCCGCAAGAACACAAAGGATTTTTAAATTGGGACTACATCAAGAGCTTCCGTTGGCAGGTCATGGACGGTGGCATAGACCCAATATATAGATCATATCCCAACAAGGGCAAGGATCGCAGTAAGATATTTGAGAATTTAAGCATAGTTATCTTCCACGGAGAGCCAAAACCACACGAAATAACAGATGATGATGTCAAGAAGCACTGGCGATAAGATAAATAAAAGTAGAATTAAAGGAGATTTCTATTAATGGCTAACAGAACTTATAAAATCATGGGGCAGGCATACGCACCTTCGGGCAACGTATCTGCCACAGTGACAGTGAACGGAGCACAGGTATTCAGCGGCGACGTCACAACGTCAAACACTCCGCGTGAAGGTCAACCTGACAATGTAACACAATTACTTTCTTTTGAATTAGATGAATCAGTAACTAATTTATCAGTTTCAGTAACAGTATCGGGAGGTGAGATTACCTGGGGTAAAACAAAAACTAACGGATGTAAAAATCTAAAGATATCAGAAGATTGGCAGACTACCAACATTCCAGATGATACCAACACATCATCAGCGGCTCAGAATCATATAGCAGACACACTAGGTTCTGATGCTTTGGGTGCAGATCTTTACAATGCGTTAAAAGCTGGAACAGTTCCAAACCCTACAGCAGAGCAACGTGCGACCATAACAACTGCGGCTGAATATATAGATTGGGATAATGATTTTTATCATAATGTATCACATTTAACCAATCCACAGTTAAACGGTTCATCATGGTCTGATTGGGATTCTGAGACCATGGGAGAAGGCAATATTTTCATTCTTCAAGATGGCGATACTCTAACATATACTTGGACGTGTGACCCAACAGCTGATGATTGTGTATTAGTAGCGTAATAATTTCAATATTATTAGAATCTCACAACTAACCCGCCTGAGCGGGTTTTTTGTTGACCAAAAAATCAAAAGATCATATAATGTTACTATGACCTGGAAATTAGAAAATGTTAACCCTCACTTATATGACGATATAGATGATATAGCCATGGACACCGTGGGTTACTTAGAAAAGCAACTAGCAGAAAAGGGCATAGCACTCACAGACGATGTATCTGAAACACTGTATGATAAAGTTAGAACAGCAGTGTTGGATGATATTTTGGTTGACCAATAAATCTATTTTTGCTATAATATTACTGTTAACTTAGATAACGGGGGTAATATGGTAGCAAAAACAATCAAATTTAAAAAGGAAACAGACGAACAGATAATGGAACGTATCGGTAAACGTTTCGATATCTTAGATGATATGACCAAGGCCTGTATTAATGGGGACGTGAGAGCTATGATCGTAGTAGGCCCTCCAGGGGTTGGTAAATCATATGGTGTTGAACGCCAATTGGAAAAAGCAGGTGTGTATACAGAACTTAGTTCAAGACCTAAACCATATGATGTTGTCAAGGGTGCTATGTCAGCAATTGGTCTATACTGCAAACTATTCAACTACAAAGAAAAAGACAATGTCCTAGTGTTTGACGACTGTGACTCAGTCTTACAGGACGAGCTATCATTAAACATCTTAAAAGCCGCACTTGATAGTAAAAAGACTCGTAAAATATGTTGGAACACAGACAGTTACAAACTACGTAACGAGGGCGTTCCTGACACATTCAACTTTGAGGGTTCAGCAATCTTTATCACAAACGTCAAGTTTGAAAATGTCAAGAGCAAGAAATTACAGGATCACTTAGAAGCGGTCCAATCACGTTGCCACTATTTAGATCTTACACTTGACACAGCACGTGATAAACTTCTACGCATCAAACAGATTGCAGGCACAGGTGCCCTTTATCAAGACTATGACTTTACAGGACATCAAGTTGAGGAAATGTTAGAGTTTATGGACACCAATGCTGACAAACTAAATGAACTAAGTCTACGTATGGCACTCAAGATTGCTGATCTTAGAAAAGTGTCAACATCAAACTGGAGAGAGTTAGCAGAAGTTACCTGTATGAAACGCAGGTAACGGATTCTACCAAAGTGGGTCAAATAGTTGGCCCACTTCCCCCTTTTAGTGTATAATTATTATTATGAAGAAAGCATTATTACATGTTCTTGACGAAGTTAATGTCAAGATAGAAGGACTGGATCTTGATGTCCGCAAAGCCCTAACCAATAAATTTAAGTTTGAAGTGCCTGGTGCTAGATACATGCCAGCAGTTAGACTAGGTCGTTGGGACGGCAAGGTGGGATTCTTCCAACTGGGCGGATCCACTTACATTAATTTACTTCCAGAAATATTACAAACACTCGACGAATATAACTATGATGTTGATCTAGAAGACTACAGAGACTACCAAAGAAGTTACCCATTGGAACCAGTGACAGAGGACAGTTACTCAGATTATGTTTGGCCACCAGGTCATCCCATCGCAGGACAGCCAATCAAACTACGAGACTACCAAGTTGAGATAGTCAATAGGTTTACTGAAAATCCACAATGCTTACAAGAGATTGCCACAGGTGCAGGTAAAACTTTAATTACAGCAGTGCTAAGTCATAGATGTGAACCACATGGTAGAACTATAGTTATTGTTCCAAACAAATCATTGGTCACACAGACAGAAGATGACTATATCAACATGGGACTAGATGTTGGAGTGTTCTTTGGTGATCGCAAGGAGTTCGGCAAGACACATACGATCTGCACATGGCAAAGTCTAAACATCCTGCTTAAGAAAACTCGTGCCAAGGATGTTGATATCACGATAGATGAGTTCCTGCATGACGTGGTCTGTGTCATGGTGGATGAAGTTCACATGGCCAAGGCAGATGCACTACGCACATTGTTAACAGGTGCTATGAGTCGTATACCAATTCGTTGGGGACTGACAGGAACAATACCCAAAGAAGAATACGAACGTATGAGTCTAAGATGTTCACTTGGTGATGTCGTGGGCAAACTGTCAGCGAACGAACTGCAACAGGAGGGTGTATTAGCCAACTGCCATGTAAATGTTCTACAGTTGATTGATCATGCGGAATATAAATCATATCAAGATGAATTACGCTATCTATTAGAAACAGAAGATCGCATGAAGTATATTGCTGGTCTGATAAACAAAGTTAGGCTAAGTGGTAACACATTGGTCCTGGTTGATAGGATAGCACCTGGTAAGAAACTAACAGAGTTGATTGATGATGCAGTGTTCGTGTCAGGGTCAACCAAAGCAAAGGATAGGAAAGATGAATATGACGAAGTTGCGACAATGGATGGTAAGGTTATTGTCGCTACCTATGGTGTTGCCGCTGTTGGGATTAACATTCCTAGGATTTTTAATCTTATTCTCATTGAGCCTGGCAAGTCTTTCGTGCGTGTTATTCAGTCAATTGGTCGAGGCATTAGGAAGGCTGAGGATAAAGATTTTGTGCAAATTTGGGATATAACATCAACATGTAAGTTCGCCAAACGGCACTTGACAAAACGCAAGGCTTTCTATAAAGAGGCAAATTATCCGTTCGAGGTTGAGAAGATCGAGTGGAAATAGTAGTTGACAGACACGAAAGTATTATCTATAATAGGAGTAGTATGCAGATATTAACATTAGACAACCAAAAGTATGATCTTGACACTCTACCCGAAGAGATAGATGACATGCGATTTAGCATCTTGGACAATTCAGATCCAAGCAATCCGGACTATCATTGGATACCTTTGATATTCCTTGAGTCATTTAACTCGCCGGCATTGGTGTTAAAGATTGGTGAACACAAGATAAGGATGCCAGTTGATTGGTCAATACTGATAGGCGAGCCTGACGTGGGAGACCTAGAAGTGTTACCTCTGACATCAATCAATGACAGGGGATTTAGGGCATTCCAGTTTAACTCGTTGACTGACTTCCGTCCAAGTTTCCTAGACATTGAGATCATTGACGTGTATCAGGATGTGTCATGGTATTCACCTAAACTTAAAAATGGACAACTGCTGACTATTCCTTTAAGTGATGGAAAGCAACCCGAGTGTTGTTACTTCGTCAAGGACATCAGTCGCAACTGTGAGATCGTTAACTATAACTTGGCATTCTGATGGCAGATAAGAGCTCACCACTATACATTGGTAATGAAATGGCGGCCTACGATCGTAAGGACAGAGACTACTATGACAAGTTTACTGATGAAGAACGTAAACAATTCTCAACTTATCTAATGTTGAGATATGGTGCTAGT